TTTAATTGCATCGTCATAAGCAGGAGCACCAAGAAATTCCTGTGCCATGTACTTAAGTCCATGAATTCCTGTCCTCTCGTCTAGACAATAAGAAGCGAGCATGGTATCGAAGCCAAGCTTTTGTTTTCCAACATATTTGCGAACACCATTAAGGTCAAACTTGCCATTCTGAGCAATGATACTGCACATGCTCATCATTTTGCGTAGCAGTTCCCATACTTGCGGTACCAATGCTTTATCAGTAAGCACCACAGGAATATCGTTGTTGATTTTCAGGCCAACACAAAGCATAACGTGTCGCTCAGGATGCCCGAAACTCTCATCCTTATCAAGGACACACTCAATATCGATTGTAAGATCAGGCATACTCTTACGAGCAATTGTATCTTCTGCTCTCAACCAAGTATAGGCTTCTACCGGATCATCAATTACAATATATCTCGGTTCCTTGAATTGCTCAACTTTATGGAACACTTTACCAAGGTCAGCTACTAGATTTGGAAACTGTGATTCCTGCCGCATACAAACATACGGATTTACTGTAGGAATCACATCGTTACTTATCCAATCTGAGTGCTTCGCCGGGCCGACCCTCAACGATGCTATGCCGGTACGTCCTAGGACGCTAGAGGCCGCCTCATTGCCTAGCGTGACCACAGGACCGGACGACGCAGCGGCAATCTCAGCTATAACCCTTGGCCGACAAGCAACAACCGCTTTAGCAGGAACTTTTTTATCCGCTGGCCGACAAAGCACAGCAGTAGTGTAGTAATAAGTTGGACTATGACCGTGATGCTTGAAAACCTTATTGACGAGTTTCCCCGCTTGGGTGTTTTCGTATCCTCCATTGTATTTCTCCTGTAAGCTCGGCATACCGCCGATCAATACAATGTCAGTTTTGTGTGATGGGTCGTCATAACCCATAAACTCTGCATTGCCATAGAGCGGGCAGTTTTCACAATCAGTTAATGGGTGTAGGGGTTCCATCGAAATTTGATCCTGTCTTTTTAAATCCTGTGGTAGCTGCTTGCGCAGCCATGAATTCAAGAATGGACGAAATCAGAATCCCCGTCCGCTGTGCATGAAGAGAAATCGCAGCTAATTCAAGCTCTAAAAACTCGAGAGCATCTACTAAGTTTCCCTCCCCAGCTAATGCTGGTAAACCCTCATTGATAGTCGCCATATTATCAACGAACTTATCAATGTACTCGCCTTGCTTCTCTTCTGATAAACTAATGTCCATTTTAGTCCCTAGCATAGTAAAGGAATTGATCGCCACTAGCCTTCTTCTCAATAATTCCGCGATCTACAAGTGTGTCGAAAACAGCGACAGCCTCACGTGAAGAGAGTTTGAATGTACGCATAATACGACTACGACTAGCTCCCTCATTTCCACGCTTCCTGATAGACTCAAGAATTGTGTCGAGTTTGCGCTCTGTTGTAGACTTGCCAACATTCTCAATAATTTCCTGTGAATAAGCTCGCCATTGTTCTCCATACTTGATAGCTCTAAGAATATCTTGGAGTTCAACTAGTACAGTATCATTATCTCGTTGTCTTGCAGACGCAATTAAGACTGCTGCTTTAAGAATTGACTTAGAAAGCCTATCACCGATAGGAGTATAAATATCAGGAAGAGCAGATTGAGTGCCAAGTTCCACAAGCTTGAACTCCAACTTGTTGTATCGTTCCCAAGCGTCATCCGTAAGATACGCGTCAAATTCTTTTTTACTTTCAATTTCAGCATCTGCACCTGCAAAATGAAGCAGTCTAACTCCATTGTAGTGATCGTAAATCTCCTTCAACTCAGCTGAGATAATTCCACGCTCAAGAGTAATCTTTTGTGTGGGTGGACCAAGTGGTTTGATCTTGCTTACATCAGACTCAGCTGTAATGAAAATAAATCGAGGCAAGAATCCAGATGCAACGTGATCGAACGTAACCGCAGATGTAACACGGTTCTTAATACCTCCACCAAAAATGATGAGCCGAGGATCACGAACCTCAATGATTTCCTTACGAAGAATGCGCTTTTGAAGTTTCCCATCGTACAGCTTCGTAAGCATTTCAGGCATTCCTGCCATGTAGTCCTTTTTAGCCATCGATTCGATCAGACCAGAAAACTCATCACGAAGGAAGATAGATGGCTGATTTGGACGCAGAGAAAGGCTAGTAAACATACCTTCAATAGAACCATCAGTTGCAAGGATTGTGTTAGGATCAACTTCTTCCAGAAGTTCCATTGCAATGTCCATTGAAGTAGTTTTACGAGTCAGAGTCGTGTCTGCGAGAATCATAAACCACAGATTAGGATAGATATTACCGAATGAGGTTGGAAGTTTTACGCTACCACAGAGGATGGCAGACAACAGAATGAAAGCGCCAGCTTGATGATACTGATAAGCTGCGTCACCAAGAGAAGATGCCCAATCAATATAATGCTCAACGAATCCTTTGGGGAGCTTTGCGACTAACTCAGTTTCTGCGCGTGTCATCAAAGTCTCTACATTTGAGTAATCCTCAATTGGCAAATTCTTCTTCAATTGTGCTGCTTGTTCAGCTCGACAAACTTCTTTCCAAAGCTGAGAACTAGCTCTCTTATCCCGGGAGTATTTATTACATGCAGCATCCCGAGCAATGATGAAAACTTTTTCCCGAGGGAATCCAGCTTCAAAAAGTAAGAGTTCAAGCTGCCATAGCTTTTCGCTCCATTTATGTTCCGGCGGAACTTCTGTGAATAGCTTAATTACAAGAGGACTTACCTCTCGACGCACCTTTTCAAGTATCTGTTCTCCTGACTCCTGTGGTAGCTCGACAGGGAATTCCGCATCAATGTAATCGTAACCGGGAAGTAAAGGATAGTCCTTAAACTCATCCATACGATAGTACAACTTTTTGATTTCCCTGATCTTTACCACAGGGTAACCCATGTTGCCAACATCAGGATACTTGAAATTGAATGTGTCAGGAATGCGCAGAAGTTGAGTTAAATCCCAACCAGATGTGTCTGCTCCCTCTTTTTCATGGTAGTAAGCCATTCGCTTACTTAAATCTTCAGCGTCTTTGGGGTCAATCGTTGTAGAAGGATCAAACAGCCAATAAGCCTGATAGCGATTAGGCGACGATTCGATAACGATCGACGGAGGAATCAGCATCTTATCTGGATTACAACGATCTAGGTCTGACCATGCGTTAGTAGTTAGGGAGACGTATTCCTTTTTACGCTTCTTCTCTGCAAACAACTGTGGGCAAAAGTAAGCATGATTATCTGCACCGTACTGCTCAACACATTCAAGAGCCTGATCCAGATCGTCGGGATAGGTGAACCAAAATTCCCGCATGTTACGTTTGTCAGATGTGTCCAGAAACGAAAGACATAGGTAACCCCTATTTCTTCCGAACAGGAGTTTGAAAAACATCTCACGCTTAAATTTAGAGCTAACCTCTTCAACCACTTTACGACTTTCTTGGATCGTGACGATTAGGGAACAACAGGTTATATGAGCCATGTGGAACGCATGAACACCCAGCTACCTCAGTGTTATAGCTCATATTATTACGTAGGTATCAGCACCTGTTGTCTTAGTTATTACGGCAGAAGCGAATTGGTCTTACGCTTCGCGCCAGCCTTAACATTGGTGTCGTTAAGAGGCATGAATCCCTTAACAGAGTTCTCGTAAACGGCAGGGTCTTTAGGATCAACGCCCCAAGTCTTACGCTTACGCTGGACATTGGCGATCAGCTTCTTGCCCTTGAACTCTTCAGCTTCAGGAACATCAGACTTGGTCTCAACAATGTGAGCAAATCCTGTTGCCTTAAGCCACTGAGACATATAGTAGTTGTTCGGCTTGCCGGTTTTCTTGTCGTAGACCGTGAACAGCATGATGTTCGGCCAGAACTTACGATTGTTATAGGGAGAAGTCTCATCCTCCACAGTAAGCGTAACGTGGAACATCAGCTTACCAGCATTCTCGCCCTTCTTAACTTCAGCGAGTTCGATATCCGAAACAATGCAGGTGTAATCGCCAGCAGGAACAGGCTCGAAATTAGCGGAGCTACCCTCGGCAACCAAATCCTCTTCAGAAAAATCAATCTTGAAACCCATTGTAATGCCCTTCTTGTTTACTTGCTTACTTGATTACTTGAACTGTCAGACTGCCATCAGTTTGTACAGTTTTTCCATTGTCGGGTCTTGGATAAGTTGTGGTAACTTACCGGATCGATCCTTAGCAATGGTTGTTTCAGTCTTGCCAGTGAGAAGCAACCTAAGTTGCTCAATATCGCCAGTAACCTCATTAGCGCCTTCTGTCATAAACATGAAGAAAACCTCATCGAGAAAACCAGCAACCTCATTGGCTAACTTACCAGATAGAGCAGGACCATATGTAAACTTGCTAGTCCTGATATCCTTATCTCTAACAGCTAGACAAGTGAAGATGGTGTTGATTTCGAGGTCTCGGAAACCCCGAACAAACTTGCGCATCTGCTCAAGGTTAATTCCCCATTCACGCATAGATGGGACTTCCTCGATCATCTTTGCATTATTTGCAGCAACATCACTCATAATGTGTAGCATGTTAAACTTCTGAGCCTCAGAGAGTGAATCAACAATCACTGTCTGATACCCATGATCCGTATCTGCAAGCGCGTTATACAATTGCTGCATTTCACGCCATGACTTAACACGGACAACCTGAACATCTGGATAAGTAGCACGTAAAGACTCAGTACCACCTTCCATATCGATGAACAAAACAGGGCGCATTGCTGCAACTGCATCAGCGGAACCAGCTAACACAGTCTTTCCAATACCCGGCTCTC